AACCGTTGTGGAGTTTCCGGCTGTGTGGAAGTTAATTTGCGTCGCTATATTCATTAGCGTAGAACCGCCACCCAGATTCAGGATATTGTCGGTTGCGGTTGTGTTACTCAAGGCGATAGCCATTGGCTCTTCGGCATTTGTATAGTGAGGTGTAGCTATTCGGCCAACTTTGGTAGTTAAATTTGTCAATGTAGTTCCGCTAGGTCCATCACCCCCAATCGCAAGGTTGACTCTATTTCCTCCAGTCAGCCACATACCATGAGTGTTTGTTACTGGTAGGTTATTGCCTAGTTCAACACTAAGAGCCTCAATATTACCAGCAAAGGAAGCGTTTTGGTTACTGTCTAATGTCAGCGCTGTTGTGCCTCCAGTGGCCAAACGAATAACTTGGTGAGCGTTTAGAGTCGCGCCATCAAATAGCCCATCAAGCGTGAATACATCGGTTGCACCGCGCCGTAATACGAAGCTGTTATCAATCCCGACTCCTGTGGCAATCCGTATATCTGTCTTAACATCAAGTAGAGAACTTGTAGCGCGTAACACCTCAGAGGCCCCAGCGCCGAGTCGCATTGTTGCAGAGGCCCGGTCATAGACAAGATACGCCGCGTCATTGTCGGTAGGTTCTGCAAACAGTAAGCCGCTTTCAGTTGTGGCAGTGTTTGCAAATGTTAAATAGTGGTGGCTGGCCCCGTCAAGAGTTAGGCTGGTCGCAGATTGAACTAATGCGCTGGAACCTGAACCTACTGTCATACTACCAGCAAAGGAAGCGTTTTGGCTACTATCGATTCGTAGAGTTTCTACGCCTGCAACTGTAACACCAAGAAACTCAGTACCGGCTGCACCACTACCGTAAAACCCTACCGCCGCCCCAGTTCCATCGGTATCTAACTGAATTGACGGCGAAGCAGAAGTTCCTCCGAAGTTGGCATAAAACCTATTTGCTGTCACGTCTCCAGCGAAGGTGGCACCGCCCGTTGTATCAAAACGGTGTGTCTCGGTCGTACCTCCGACATAAAATAATATGTCCGTACTCTCGCTCCTTAGTCCTCTAGGGGTAAGGCTTGTCGCAAGTGTACTATCTGACTTTAGAGCACGAAACACACGACTGAAATTGTCAACTGTAGATGCTAATGCGTTCACTCTAGTGTCAATGTTTGTTGTGACACCTACCCCTATAGAGTCATTAACAGTAAGGTCGCCAGCCAGTGTGGCAGCGCTAAGACTATTATCCCAGTATAACCATGACGTACTGCCTGCTCTAAAACTCATATCATATGCGCTGGAGACGTGGCTTTCCGCGTACATTTGTATATTTGCGCCATAGGTTCCTGCGTTGGTGCCTCCACCATAAACCGCAGTTCCTGTAGCACTTACCGACCCAACGCCAAAACTATCAATTTTCAAATTATGGGCAGTAACATCACCCCCAACCTGCATATCTGTGTTGACGTCGAATAGTGACGCATTAACCGCCCACCTTATTGCGTTTGCAGTCCCTAGTGTCATTGTATCTGTGTTGTGCTGATACTGAATAAATCCGGCGTTTCTCTCGGCGGCCGTGGCTGTTCCATCTGCAAATGAGATTGTCGCTTGCTGTGCTGCACCGGTTGTTGCGAGAGTAAAGCCTACAACACTGTCCAATCCGCCTATAACAGCGTCATTGAATGGATATAATGATACATCACCTCCTGCTATACCTAGAGTGCCAGCGAAGGTGGCATTTCCAGTTGTGGCAGCGAGTCTAAGTGCCTCCACTACACCGTTATCAAATACTAAATCCGCAGAACCAGACGGGGCATTAATATCCCAACGCAATGTACTATTGGTTTGAATCTGAATACCAGCTTTAGTTATGCCTGTTCCGTTAAGTAAAAGGTTGGCATTAGTCTTGGCAATTTCTACATCACCACCAACCTGCATTGCTGTTTTAACGTCGAATAGGGTGCTAGTTGCTTCAAGCACCGTCGCAAGAGCGGCACCATCATATACATTTAACGCGAGTTTTGTACGTGCCGCAGCGTCTAGGCGTTCAGCGGATAGTGATGCATTTGTGAATGTCTTGTCGGTGGATGTGGTAAAAGCATACTCCGCAACCGTGCCTGTGTTACCGCTATTAGTCCAAGCTCTAAAATTAGTCGCACCATTTCCAATGGCCTCGCCACCAACAGTGATGTCCCCTGCAAAGGTGGCCTTCTGGCTGCTGTCTATTCTCAGAGCTTCGGTGTTGTTCGTGAAAACGCCAAAAACATTAGCATCAATCACCCCTGCTCGCACATCAAAGTCATTCACACCTGATGAGCCTTTAAACGCTATCTGCGAGCTTAACGATCCTGTATTCAAAAATGATGCAACTGTTGTGGCCCCACCCGCTTCTGTTACCTCTAAGGCACGAGATACCGGGTCTGTTCCAATACCTACTGCCGTATCAACCCTAACATCGCCGCCAAAAACTGCACCGTCAGCGACCCGTAACACGCCCTCAACATCAATACCCGAACCAATCGTAGTTTCTTGTATTACGCTCGCGTTAAGATCTGTCTTCAGCAGGAACTCTGCCGTGGCAGCACAGTAAATTCGTGCCTGGCCTGTGAGAGGAATTGGCGTAGCAGCAATAGTGGTTAAAACCCCACCAACCAGCGTTTCAGAAATGCTATTTCTAGACAACGTATTGGCATCAACTAAAGTGCCCGTGCCAATCTCATAATCATCACCATTCTCGATCACATAAATCACACTGTCGCCGGGCGCAAATGCAGCACCAAAACGGATATGGCCCGCCATCGCACCGCCAAGGGTAACGTCACCCGTACCAATAGTGTTGGAAAACTCTCGAACTCGGTTCGCTAGCATGGTTAAATTCCCCAGAATGATTATCAGATTATTTTTGGAAAGGGCGTGCCGCAGACGGCATCAAAACAAAAGGCGAGGCCAACAAGCCCCGCCTTTCCAGTGATTATTTCAGGCTTAATTATTCAGCAAACTGCACCAGTTTCAGTGCATCTGCATTCACCAAGGCACCACCAATACGCTTGGTGGCATAAAAATTTACATGTGGCTTGTTGCTGTATGGGTCACGCAGTACCCGCACGCCGTGGCGTTCAACCAACGTATAAGCGCGTTCAAAATTACCAAAAGCAATTGCGTAAGCACCGCCCACACCAACACCACCGCCATCAACATCAAAATCTGTGTCAGGCATATCTTCTGATTCCACAACCGGATAGCCAAGCAACGTATCAGGTTGGCCTTCGACAAGGCCTGGTCGCCAAATGAAGTTACCGTCTACATCTTTAAACTTGCGCACTGTTGCCAGCGTTCGGCTGTTCATTACAAACGAAGCACCTTGCCGGTAACGGGCTTTAAGCGCATGAACCAAATCAATAAGGATATCAGATGGGTCTGCCAAGGCAAAAGCGGCATCAACACCCGTTTTCAAAATACCAATGCCAGCTGTAACGGGGTCATTCAAAAAGCCTTCAGGCTTGTTAACACCATCACCATTAATAATGGCAGCACCTTCTTTGATCGCAAACTCTTCAGCTACTTCTTCCTGCAACCAGGCTTCTGCATCAAATTGCATGTCATCAAGGGCACGCTGTGTTGCTGCCGCATTTGCATAAATTTCACCGGGCGTGATAACAATTTCTTTCAAGCTCGGCGTGGCTGTGTCGCCGCGTGCATCTGCTTCACCAACCCAGTTTGAAACCGTTGTGCTGCCATCGCTCACCAAGCGCTTATAATCGCCGGTTTCAATGGTTTTTACTTTCACGATTGAACGCATTGGTGAAAGGTTGCGCAGTTGCTTTTCAATTTCTGCATCAATCACTTCAGGCACAGCAAAACCACCGTCACCACCAGTTGAGGTGGAAAGCGCCTTGGCTTCAAACGCCTTCACTGCTGTATCATCACCCTTTTTCATAAAGCCATCTAAAAAGGCAGCTTTATGCTCTAGAGCATCGGCGCAGTCATATGCATGGCCAGAAGCACCGGGACGCACCATTTTGGTTTCCATGGTATCCAGCCGGTGTTTCAGGCCCATAATTTCATTTTCTGCTGCGTCAGAATAATCGTCGATTGCAGCCTTAAGGTCTGTCATTTCCATAACATTCATCCTTTTCTCAATTGTATGGAATGCCCTTTTAAAGGGCGTTTTCTGGCCTTGGCTGTGCCGCCTCTCGCTGCATCAGTACCGAGTTTTGCCAAAGAAAAAGGCCACCAACATCACGCTGGCAGCCCCTTCAGAATTTATAAACGCCTAATAAATCAGGCTGTTTCCCTTAACACTGGAACGAGTGATTAACGGATATTATTTCAAGTCTGTTATAATTTCGCACGCCGGCACCATAAAGTGTTTTATCTGCGTTTAGTTTCACACCGTGCTTACGTTTCAAATCAAACTTTTTGATCTTAAGATCAAACTTTTTAGCAATCCGCTGCTTTAAGCTACAAACACTCATGGTTTTTAAATCACCCACGTCCATACGCTCTTTATTGCCGGCAAATTCAATATCAACTTTATCGCCCGCAAAAGCTGCTGGCGCGGCTAGCGCACTTGCAATCGCAGCCACCATTATCTTGTTTCTCATAATTACCCCCTTATTATTAAGTTGAGGGTTGCAACTTTAGCGATTTTATATGAACTGTAAATGAACTATAACGTCAGCAGGCATGCACTTAAATCATGTTAGCACAGCATATAATCTAACAGATCGGCACCATGACCCAATCAAACCACCCACATAAAGCATCTAACTAGAAAACACTAAAAATAAGGCCATCAAGATGAAAGTGTATCGTAAAGGTTTTCGTGAGGGAATCATCGTCAGTGTAATTTTTTATGTATTTATCCTCGACATAATCTTGGAAACCCTTGCCGACCTTGAGCTAATTGGACCACTTAAAGAATATACCTATAATGATATAGCGTATGAACGGGACAAATATTATGTATACGGCCAAGGCCTTGATTCTGACCTTGGCCTAGAACAGATGCCCATTGGGCGCTATAACCGGCATGTACCTATTGCATCAATTTACCGCAACGAACCTGTCCTTGACATAACCCCTGAGCACATCAAAGAAATCTGTGTTGCCTCGGCTGATTACGACCAGTTTACAAATCCCTTATGGGAAGTAGCTATCCGTTTTAATGACGAAAATTTACTGACAAATCTTGCTCGTCAAAATGCTGGTGATGACACGACTTCTAAAGAAACCTTTAGCCTCTTCCGCATCGGCGGCGATGCCGAAGTTTTGCAAATGGGCCGTTTTTCAACAGAAACTAAAAACAACTATTCAGCCAAGCAGGAAAAGCCTAACCACGGAGACATGCATATTTTCTTTGGTGACAAGGATTTCGCCAATATCGTACATAACTTGATCTTGTTGAGCCCAACACACAAAATATTACCATGCAGCAACAATATTGATATGAGGCTTTATGAGACTTATGCCGATTGGCAGCCGTTACCCTCGAACTTTACACCTTAACAGGCCCATAGGAAGCTGAATCAATCGAATTGGTCAGGGTGCTTGTGTTTATAGCGCTCAATTTCTCGCTATCGTTTTCAAACTTCATGTCATCAACTCGCAATAATAAGAACAAGATTTACAGTAGCAAAATAACGGATAAATTGAAAACGTAATGACGTCCCAAAAGAAAACATGCTTCGGCTACTACGGCTTGTTGAAATGACGTGAAGTCAAGCCCGAGCAACCCGCCTTCTCATAAGCCTTAACTTGTTTCCTAAACATATCTTCTAAATCGTCGACCTTTTGTCGTAGGCGTTCGATTTTCACCTTTTGCGCCTGAATACTTTTGATTAATCGATCAACTTCAGTGTCAAATGGCATTTTAGCCAAAGCAATCAGACTTGAAGAGGCATCAGCAATAGCCCCTGCTATCCCCCTAGTCGGATAAAGCGCACTACGGATCCCTTTAAATATTCTTTGTACACCATTTGTTTCTTGCAAAAGTTCCGTAATAGCTGACACAAGATCTAGAATGTGTTTCTCTTTTTGTTTCGAGCCTAGCTTCCTAGCTAATGAGGACATCTTTCTAGTTTCTCGATCCAACTCACTCCATGCAGCCCATCGAGTTCGATTGCCGTGCACTATATCATTAAGCCGCCAATCACAACTTGGTGCCCCGTTGAATCCCTTGCGACATGGTTCACACTCCATACAATCAGCATGACAATCACCGGTAATCCTAGCTTGTCTTGTCTTAAGGTCCGAGATTAACATCTCAATTTCTAAATCTGCTGATTGTCCAGTTCCCCATACAAAGCCTTTCGCGGTGATGGCTTTTGCACGGGAGCGGGAGAAGCCATTTTCGCGTAGCATGCGTTCGAAACTGCGGGCATCACTGATGTCATCCCCATCAAAAATAGTGCTGCTTAAAGAAGATGATTTCACATCTGCCACACGGGCCATTTCATTTGCAGGGAATGTCACGAGAGATACCTCCATCAGGTTTGCTTTATGAATAGTGCGCGCACCGCTGAGCCGGTCCCGGCTGGCTTCCTGGCTAACAAAGCCAATAGACAAGCCGTTTAGTGCTCCCATTTTCAAAAGGTCGTAAGCTTCTTTGCCTCGGCCACTCATCGCCAACCGGCCTTTTACATACAGGCCGCGCTTATCTTCCTTTACGATATCGAAACGTCCGATAGGTGCTTTCTGATCATGCTGCCACAATAGCGCCGGCAGGCCTTTTTTTAGGCTTTCAGCAAAAGCGCCCGGCGCAACAATATCCCCATCACGGTCACGGTTACCGAATATTGAGCCATAGCCTTCAAAAGTGCCCGGCGTGACACCCTCACCGCTCGCAGCTTTAATTTCTAGCGGCAAACACAGGGTATCGTCTGCACGCACAGGTGCGTCCAATTCGTTCATTCTCATGTCCTTTTAGGTGGGCCTTCAGCAGGCAAGAAAGAACCCGCGGCAAAATGCTTCCGCGGGCTTTAAGTGTGCACCTTCTGCGAGGAAAGGCGCTGGGAATAAATCTATATTAGTGTACTGGTTGTACCAATAGGCTCTTAGTTTGGCAGGCCAGTTGGTAAATCATCCAAGCTGTATTTAGGGCGCTTATGAGTACGGTAAGGCCTGCATTCTGTATCATCTTTTGTACGGCTAAATTTTTTACCACCAGAAACCGCCTTAAACGGCCTAACACCAGATAGTTTTCGTGATAACTGCACATCATGCTCGGCATCGCGTTCAGCATCATTTAAAGGCCTAAGCGCGCCTGAAATTCGGTTAATTGTCCAAAGGTCAGCCTTGCGTTTTTTCACCAAAGAAACACTAAAGCTTTGAAGTGGGCCCATCGACAAAACCAAATATAAAGGCAGCAGAATTAAAAAATACGGCGAAAAATACGCAAGCCCAAATGTAATAAAACACAGAAGTAAAACAACCAGACTACCAGTTCTTTTCACATCTAGTTGCACCCACGAGCCACAACCAGCACAAACCAGCGTCAGCGGTAGATTTGCCATATAAGTATGGCGGTGCTGAATGGCTTTTTCACAATTTGGGCAGGTCGGATTTTTCATTAGTATCACCGTTCTATTTCAACCCTAGATTAGTGATATTTGGTTAAAAAATTCGTAACGAATTGTGTCAATTTTATTATTATTTTCAACACAAACACTAATACAATCGTTTTATGTCAAAGGCTTACACTCATTGAACCCTATACATTAGAAACTGATCCTACTCACCTACACTAGACACAGACTTTGGAGCCATACCCAGCATCTTCCTCTTTTCATCATCAGAGAGAAAACCAGCATTACCTATACGTTCAAATTTGGCCGCGCGCTTCGCCTCCAGAGCAGGAACATCATCCAAATCAGGCTTTAAAGACAAGCCTTCGCCAAACATAGGGCCAAGCCATCCCGTTAATTCCGCAGCGATATCGCGTGTCATGGGTATGATTGTATCTTCCCACAAGCTTTGGCGAGCCTCAGTATAGTTTGAATATGTCTGTGCATCTGGAATTCCAAGCATCTGTGGTGGAACCCCAAAAGCTTGCGCAATTTCGCGTGCATTCATATTTTTTGCAGCCGTCCAGTCCATGTCTTTTGGACTTAAGCCCATATCTTGCCACTTTAAGCCACCCTCCAACAATAATGGACGACCTGCATTAAGAGCACCCGTATATTGATGTTCAACCTGGTCTTTAAGAGCACGATACTGAGCTTCAGTTAACGGATTTTCGGCATCTTCCTGATATAAAACACCTGACGGCGTACCGCCGTTTTGAATTAATGCTAAATTCCAGCGGCTACTTTCATTATGGGCGTCCACTGCCATTGCAGCAGCCTCCAAAGGAGCCATGCCGTACCAATCAGAAAGTGGATTAAAGCTTTTCCAATGAAAAATAGATTCGGCATCGTAACGTTGCTTTTTCCCGGCTACTTGTTGCTCGTATCCAGCAGGCAAGCCATCACTGCCTTCCACCACACTCATAGTATCAGGACGCAGCAACCACAGTTCTTTAGGTGCACGACCCTCAGGGCCTGCCGCGAAGGCATAAGCGTTGCCAGCTATTAAATGATATCCAACCAAATTATAGAGGAAATTTTCCCCTTTCAGTCGCGGGTTAGGGCGTGACAATAACGCCTCTAGTGCATGCGCCTCAAGGCGATCACTTCCTTTAAAAACAACAAACGGCACACTGGCCACGGCTTTCGCGACCAGATTAATCGCACGATAAGCAATAACATTTTGCTGGTAACCCTCCCGCGCCAATTTATCGTACCGGCGCGGCGTTGCGATAGCCTGCCCCGGCCCGACACGGTTAAAAATTGGCCGGTTTGCCGCTTTGGCCTCACCGCCTTTAAAGCCCGGCTTGGTATTCAAAGCCTTTGGCGCAGTGCGGCCAGCAAAAAACCTGTCGAAAATTGCCATTAAAGGCTCCTTATTTTAGGGCTACCAACTGGTGCCAGCATCAAATGAGTTAATGCCCATACCAATGCATCAACACGGTCTGGGCTCTGGCCTTTTTGCCTCTCACCGGTAAAAGCACACATTTGGTCTTCCAACACCGGCAGTGCGCCTACATGAAAAACCCGACCTTGTTCGTAAAGGGCAGCAATCGGTTCTGCACGGGCATGCTTACCGCGCCGGGCAAAAACCTGCGTTATGGCGGCTGAGGGATCTATTTCCCGCACCACAGCTTCGGCCATTGCGCCCCCTTGATTGCTTTCAATGACAATACGGTCGGCTGCAAGGCCATGATATAAAGCCACAGCTTTTTTCGCCCAACCCGCTGGCGAGAGACCTTGCACACTGGCATCGGCTAACACAAAAGCGAAGCCATCCTCAGACAGTCCGACAGCAACAATCCCACATTCATCAGCCTTTTTGCCAACACTTACAGGAGGGTCTACTGCCACAACAATACGCACTAAATCTGGCGCTGAAGCAGCGCGCAAACGATCAAGCATATTGCGTTGCCACAAGGCACCCGGCACATCTTCCAGAATTTCTGCCATCAATTCCTGACGACCTGTTCTGGTACCTTCATATTTTTTAATTATTTCCGTTGCAAAACTGGGTGCTAGATTATCCAGATTATCAAAGGTCGTTCCTTTGGTAAGAGCGACATTGTCCCCCACAACTAATGCCTTAATCAAAGACGTTGGCTTGGGTGTTGTCGTGATCATAGTACGTGGACACTTCCCCAAACGCAGCCCAAACAACAGGTTATCCCATGTTGCTTCAGCATGCCGCCAACTGGCTAGCTCATCGCACCATGCAGCATGATGCTGGGGGCCTCGAAGGCGTTCAGGTTCTTCAGCACCAAATAAGGTTGCAACCACCCCATTTTTCCACGTTAATGTACGTTTAGAGGGTTCAAATTTAGGGCGATTCCAAGGCGGTGCTATTGCCAACAAACCACTATCGCCCTCCACCATCACCGCACGCGCATCAGCCTGCGTGGGGGCGATAAGCGCAATACGCTCTGCCTCACCAGATTCTGCTAGGCTTCGGACCCATTCTGCCCCTGCACGAGTTTTTCCAAAGCCACGCCCTGCAAGCAGCAACCAGTGCGCCCATTCTCCTTGAGGCGGCAACTGATTGCTACGCGCCCAAAACGGCCAGTCATACAGTAGAACTGTAGCTTCCAGATCAGTTAAGCCTTCAAGAAACTGCCTTTGTTGGTGGCTATTTAGCTGCCTGAGCGAATTTGCTGAGAAGCGCATCTCGGGCTCCGTCGACATCAAAGGAAGAGTCTGTTTTTCCGGCTTTGCCATCTTGTTGGTCAGCCTTTGAGCGATCATATTTTTCAGGGTATTTAGCCTTAAGCAAAAACATCAACATGCTGTCAGAGTAGTCTCGTGTATGCCCCACAAGTGTTCCGCCCCGGTAAACAGGCTTTTCAGTACCTTCAACTGCCCGGCGCTGTGCCTCTAACTCAAGAGGATCAGTTGGTGCTTCTTTTGGTGTATCCAATGCGGCCTGCCAACGCGCTGCAAACAGCGTATCCGCTGCGCGCAAACGATATAATGCTCGTCGATCTATCTCAGCCAAAGCCGCAGCATCTCGAACGGTTTTCCCTGTAGAGAGCGCCTTCAGAAATATCGCCAATTGTGCCACACGCTCCCTTTTTTGGTACCGCGCTGCTGGCATAAAGGCTCTCCTGAAGGCGAAGGTCAAACAGAGGCTGATAATCAGCTCCGGACGCAAGAAACGAAAAAGCGCCGGGCGAATGCCTCGGCGCTATGCAATTTTGAATACTGATATTATTAAAATGCCGATTAAACGACAAAGTCAGTTTCCGGCTTAATTGCCCCTCGTTGCCCTCAAGACGCAATTCTTTACCGTGACTATCCATATGGTGCACCAAATGGGTTTCGGGTGCAAGTTATTTTTTCGATTTTCGTAATTTATTTAGAAAAAAACGATCAATTCTCAGCAGATGGGGCAGGAACAGGGGGCTCAGTACTATAATATCCAAGGATGGTGTAGCTACCTGACATATAAGCAAGAGCCTTACGCTTATTGCCATCGCTTGTATCGGCATCAACTGTGCCATCGGCCAACCCCACAGATATGCTCTCACCCTCCAGTACAGCGCAGCTCCCTACTGTAATCGTACCGGTATTTTCAGTAGCACCCACACGCGTGCGGGTGGCCAGCGCTGGCGTAGGTATTGGCATAACACCCACTGATTTGGCATCTCGCACACACACTTGCACCATGCGCACAAAATTAGAAAAGGGCTCAATAATTGCGAAACCTTGCTCAGGCTGTAATTGAAAGCTTCCGTTCAAGGCAGGCTTATAAGCGTGAAAATAGAGCGGCGCTTCAGAGGCTACTTGTTGTGCTGAAGCACTGCCTCCCATCAACATCATAGAACTGAATATCATTAGTGTTGAAAATATCTTCATTTTGGCCTCGTAATTATACCATGTCATACACCGCCTAAAGTAATAGGCCGCAATAACATACCCCAGTAAATTACTTAATCCAGTGCAATAATTTTGAATGCATACCCCATGACGAGGCCTATTTTTTATCAACTATTCAAGACATTGACCGAATGGCAACATCAGGAAGCTCATGCAGGGTTTGATAATCCTTTAAGGATGCCCAATATGTTTGCAGGGCCTCACTTTCATTCGTTTTCTCAGCCCAATTCATGCCAAGCGAGGAAGGTACAGAACCAGATCGGTACAAGCATAGGCTTTCCAGTACAAAAGCCTTATGATCAAAATTCTTAAAAATAATGGCTGCTAATTCCGCGAACTCCGACACAAGGCCTCTTTCTTTTGCTACATCAGCAATTGATTGCGCTACTTGTGATCTGGGGAATGCTGTTTGCGCCAATAAAAAAAGCTGAAATAGCTTGGCTTTGATGTTGCCACGTGACCGGCCTTCATCTTGATATCTATATAATTGTTCTTCCGCATGATTTACCCAGTAGCTATAGGCTTCTGGAAAGTGAGCAATTTCAACAGGAACTATTACAAGGTGTTCATAACAGCTTTCAATTTCATAAAGCATGCCAGAACACCCATTCTTTTGATCCCAAAACTGCGGCACTCCTTGCACCCAGTATCGATGCAGATGTAATAACGCATGGAAAATATGATGTAAGGCCTGCCCAGGGGAAAACCAAACAATAGCCCCATTGGCGTCCCAGTCCAGGGAAGCAGCATCTCGCCTATGATTATCGCCTGTGTTGGGATGATGGCTTTTATTTTGAAAAATAACAGGCTTACCTGTTTCAATAACTGCTGATGAAATATGATTTGCCCTCTTGGCAATCAACTCAAAAAAATCAGCCCCGTACAT